TCAAATATTCGGGAGTCCCGGAGGGCACCCCGTAGGAGTTCTGGCGGGGACGCCGGTCAGGGTTCATAGGGAGCAGCTCGACGTTGTCCAGGGATTCGTTGGTACACATCTTGTCGCCCCAGTAGGGCATCTTCTCTTTCGGGTCGAAGGCACCGAACTTGTGTGCTGCTAGGATGTACAGCAGGGGCACTGTGGTACCGTCCTCCATCACCACGAGGCGACTGGAAGTCCACTGCTTCCGGTATGACGGGGGTTCGATGACCCCGCGGCCGTTAATGATCGAGGTGACTTCGGGTGTGGTACGGAACGTCTTCGACATGTGATTCTCCTTGTGAGCGCTTTCGGGTCCCTTCGGAACGCGGACGAGTTAGCTATGATCCGCCCCCGTGTTGTGATTCTATGATGATTATATCACACCTCACTGTTCAAAAGCAACGTCTTTCTATTGATGGGGCTGGATCAATGTTTACGACACCGCCCCGATCACAAGTACGCTGTAACTCCTTTAGGCACAACAGGATACAATGTTCTGCCGGCCGAATGCCATGCCGTCTTGTCTCAAAGAGGGGATCGACGGGTGTAGGTATATATGATATATGCTTTTTTATACTATATACTTATATACGGCAAGCGAACTGGCACACAATCGTAACCCGTTGAGAACAAAGGACTTAATCAACATCGGTTCGTAAAAGTGCTCGCAATTAGTATCATTTACGAACGAGGCAAGGGACGAATCTTTCACGAACGATCACGCGAGCTATGATCCAATGCGGCAAAGGATGCATCTGCTCAGGGAACATTGAAGCAACGTCGTCGGCAGCGGCTCACGTTCATACCACTGCAGGCGCCAGCTCAGGGAACAAAGCCCTGGCGCCCACGGATCTCCTACCTGCGGCGGGCGGGATCAGGGCCGCCCAGGGATGTTTTAGGTGGGTCGATATTAGTGGAGGCGGCTTGCTGACGAGCTAAGTCCGACTTTAGCGATGACGCCCTGGCACGAAGAACAAAAAAAGAGCGACGATGCGATTGCTCGCACCGCCGCTCTGATGTCGACCTACTTCTTGCCTGCCTCGCGAGCTGCCTTGAGCTTCGCCTTCGCCTGTTCCCTGATCGTCTTGAGACGCGGGTCGTTCTTGACCATGTCCCTGATCATGGTGTTCTTGTCGTTCTGCTCCTTGCGCTCGCAGACTGCGTACCAACCCTGCTTGACCATCCGGAGCAGCTCGGTCGTGCCACCGATCTCTTTCCAACCGTCCTTGTGGCCCTGCTCCATCGACGCGTACGACAACTCGTGCTTAGCCATCTCTGACTCCTATGACTGATAGATGTTAACGTGCACCCTGCCCGTTAACACTATCACAACTACTCTCTATCTGGTATGAACACTTGATCCCAACGTTCTATGTGTGGTCGGCACCTCCGTCGTCTGCGTGCGTGTTGTAAGCATCGATGTACGGGCTGAGCTGATCCCAGGCCGCTTCGTCGATGATGATGTACTGCAGTTCGATCCAGCAGAACGCCTGAATGTCCTCCTCGAGTGCGAAGTTGTATGTCTTCAAGCCGATGATCACGATCGGATGTGGTCCACGGACGTCGATGTTCATCACATGAGCTCCTGGATGTCGATCACGTCCTGCTCGCTCAACGATCCGAATCCACGTCTGATCGCTGAGTAGAAGTCCAAGGCGAGCACACGTCCGGATTCCTTGCGCTCGTATGAGACTGCTGCTGCTCGGTAAGGCCCTGCGGAGACCTCGATCACTTCGCATTTGAACGTTCCCCCGTTGTTCGCTTTGTCGTTGACCCAGTGCTTGACCAGGCCCTCGAAGTAGCCGTCGAAGTCCGACTTGACTGTGATCTGTGGTACCATGCTATTCTCCTGAGAGAGCTTTGATCTGCTCTTCGACCATCGCTCTGATTCCGAGACGATCGACCATGATCCACAAGTCGCCGACGAAGTCGCCGCTCTCGTCTGTCGTGTGGATCATCGCCGTTGCGATTGCTTCCGCGAGGAGTTCTTTGTCGAGTTCTGGCACCTGCATCGTTAGACTCCCCAGCTGAATGACGCTTCGATAAACTGCTTCATGTCGTCCGGAGTGAGGACGAAGTACCAACCGTTGGAGCAGTAGACTGTCAAGAACCACACGCCGCCTGGTTGATCCCAGGTCTTTTCGACGTGCTGGATGGTCATCGGATGATCGTCTGTCCACGCTTCGCCTTCGTGGTCTGTGAGTCCGAACCGCATGAGATGCATCGTTACTCCTGTGGGACCTGTGTGATCTTGTACGAGAGCTCGCTGATGTCGTACTGCCCGTCGATGATGCGGAGTGCCGTCGTCGCTGCGTTGCCGATGTTGCACGCTTCGCCGACCGTGCCACTGAACGGCTGCTGGAGGACGTTGTGCAGTGCATTCTTGACTGCATCGAACCGACCGCGGAACGGATCTTCGAGCTGCATCTTGTTCTTCATACGCTACTCCTGCGACTGATAGATGACGATTGAGAAACACACGATCAACGCGACTGCTTCGACGACTGATAACCATTGCATAGTCACCTCACAATCACTCTCTATATGGTACAACACGCTATGATCTAAGCTCGTACGGGGAATGGCCTGCTCTGAAAGAAAGCCCTGGCGTAGTAGCAAAAAAAGACGATCGTAGGATTGCTCCTACGACCGTCACTAGGCTACCAGTTGATCGTGGACTTCTCGTCGTCTTCGCCCCAGAACTCGCTTACGGGCTTCATCACGTACTTCTGCAGCTTGCCATCCTTGGCGACGATCTTCACCAGGACGCAGTTGCTCTTCACGCCAGGCTTGACTTCCATCTCGACGGTCTTCTTCTGCCACGTACGCTTAGCATCGCTCATAGTCACCTCGCCTTAGCTCTCTATATGGCTCGAACTGGCACAGCTCTAGTCCTGCTGTACGATCGTATGCTGCTACCATGGGGGGACCCTCGGACCTTTAGGTCCTACCTTTAGGTACGCACGTCAAAAATAGTACCCGATTTTTCACTGTGACATCCAAGTACGTAGTATAAACCCCTTGCCGGTTGCTTTGCCGCGGGATCCGCTATATAATGGACGGAACAAAGAGCACAGGTATCATGACCCAAGTTACATCTCCGCCGATCCCGCTCTACCCGGACCCAGTCCGTATGGAATGGAAGATGATGGCGGAGCTCCGTGCTGAGGTACCCGAAATCAGCGTTCCGCAGCTAGCTCAACGGGTAGGGCGTTCTCCTGCGTCCGTGCGCGTCTGGATCAAGCAACCTAAGTACCAGGCCTACGAGAACTGGGTCTTCACCCAGAAAAAGGCCGAGTGGACCCCGTATGAGCGCCATGTTCATGCGGGCGTGGATGAGATGATCCAGGAATTCAGCGGGGAGATGGCTTCCCGACTCCTGGAAATCGCAGAATCCACCGAAGACGAGAAGCTGCAAGTCGCAATCGCGCAGGATTGGCTTGATCGGGGCGGGTACGCAGCGCAGAAAAAGATCAGCAACTCCGCTCAGATCGTCCTCACTGAGGGAGCCGTGGCCGAAATCTTCCGTCGGATGCAGGAATCCCACGGTGTCGTCACTGTTGGTAGCGGGCGCACCGAAGGTGCCCGTAATGGCCTCGGTGAGTAAATGGACATTATCCTCGATCATGGCAAGAAAGCTATCGAGGAAGCCCTGGGGGTGAACCTCCCTCCTTCGTCCCAGGCCGACGAACTCCGGGCGCAGACGCGGCAGCGGGCTCAGGAATCACTGTTCTTCTTGTCAACTGCCGTTCTCGGCTATGATAAGATCCAACGCAATCCCCACCTCGAGCTGTGTAATTTCATCCAGAACACCGAGAAGAAGCGCAAGGTAGTCCTCATCCCGCGGGACACGTTCAAATCCACGGTCGGATCGAAATCCCTCCCGATCTGGATCCTCATACAAGACGACTTCTGTGGCCTACCGGGCCCCGAGCATAGGATCCTCCTAGCCAGCTTTTCCAGTGAGAACGCAAAGAAACAGATCAAAGCGATCCGCATCCAGATTGAACGGAACCAGATCCTCCGGTGGCTCTTCCCTGAGATTATTCCAGATTTCTCCCGGACGGTTTGGACTGACTCCAATCTGCTCTTCCCTCGTAATGGCGTGTACGGTGAAGACACGATGGAAGCGGCCGGCGTGGATACGCACCTTGTTTCGCGGCATTACACCGTCCAGATAGGCGACGACCTTGAAGACCTGGAGTCCTTCCAAAGCCCCACCGTACGGCGTAAAGTTAAGGATTGGTATAAAGCGTCCGAGGCTCTATTCGTGGAAGAGCGGACCGCGTTTCACCTCCTTATCGGGACTCGTTGGGGTGTGGACGACGTGTACAACGATATACAAGCTAACGAGGGGGACACGTACGATTTCCTAGTACGCCCTCTGCAGTGGAACCGTGAACAGCTCGAAGGCGATCTAAAGGACGCGAAGGACCACGATAGACGACCTACGTGGGACATGGATCCTAATCAATACGCCCAGGATCCTGAGGAAGAATATCTGTTCTTTCCGTCCTTCTTTCCCATGGAATCCTGCAAACGGGTCCGCGCGAAACAGGGCGCGTTCATGTACTCGATGCTGTACTTGAACAACCCCCGCGACCCCTCCATGGCCGAGTTTCGGGAATCAGACATCCAATACTTCGAATTCAACGCGGACGGGGACATCTCGATCTCCTACGGCGAGTCGATGGAGATCATTCCCTTCGAAGTGTGCCGCCGGGTCATGTTCTGGGATCCCGCCCTAAGCGGTCCCGATAAGAAGAAGAATGCGAGGAACGCAATTGTCGTCGCCTTCAAAGACCCGAAGGGCCGCATCTTTGTTGTCGAAGCGAGAGCTCAGCGTCAAGAGCCAACGCTCCTTTTCGCACAATATATCGGTCTACATCGTCGCTACGTCGTTGAGCGCGCGGCAATTGAAGACGTTGCTTTCCAAAAGGTCCTCAAGTTTCCTCTATATCGAGAGATGCGTGAACAGGGATACCAGTTCCCCGTCCTCGAAGAGCGGCCCATCGGGGACAAGGATTATCGGATCCGCTCTCTGATCCCGTACCACGAATCCAAGCTGCTCTACATCCGGCGGGGTCAGCGAGACCTCGTAGAGGAGATGAAAGGGTTCCCTCTGTTCCCAACGAAGGACTTGGTCGACGCTCTGGCAGCTTGCATCCCGCTGCTATCGAAGCTCCCAGCCCTTTCGGATCGAGACCTACGCCTCGCAGCATCGGCGGATAAATCACGTCAACTCGGTCGTTCACCGTTAACCGGTTACTAGGGCGTCCGGAACGGACCCCGAATAGACGAGGGCTGAAATGGCCAAGGCTAAAGCCAAGAAGGAGCAAAAAGATGAAGGGCAGTCCGAAAAACTACTCGACGTACAGCGGAAGTACCCACGCTCCCGGGGGAAGCAAGTTCGACGGGATGATTCCGTCGCACAAGTCACAGCCGATCAACAGCGGCGAGAACCGGCGGCCAAACTCGTCAAGCGCAAGGGGGATCGTCCCAGTGGGGACGAAGAAGGGCAAGTTCCCGCTCGGAAAATAGCGGGGCCGGCTCTCGTCGGCACAGTGGCATATCAGGGCAGGTGCAAACTGAACCCCCATGGCGATACAAGCTATTCCGGTCGAGCTCGAAAGTAGCCAGGAAGCCGCGATCCTGACGTATCTCCACAAGGAGATCGGCAGCGCGCTGGAGGCTCATCGCCCCAGAGAAGTCTTCCTCGCGGACCTTCTTCGAGCGTATAAGGCGCAGCCGGAAGTCGAGACGAAGAACTTCCCGTGGCCGGGGGCCTCGAACGTAGTTGTCCCATACGTCGCCATCTCCGTCGATGCGGTCGCCGCCCGCCTCCAGCGCAGTATTCTCGGGGCGAAGGACCCGGTTGAGGCCCACTTGAGTGGCTTGACTCCGTTCCAGATGTCCAACGGTAAGCCCCTGGGCGATAAGGACATCCGCGACTGGGTCAAGCACTTCCTCGAGAACAGCGGGGCCTCCGATAAACTCCGGTCGGTCTTCTTCGACGTGTCACTGAACGGCGACGGGTTCGTCAAGCCGATCTGGGTTGAGGAGTCCGAAACCTACCACGGGTACGACGATGGTGGAAACGTTGTCGAGGTTCCTGTTCCCGGGTACACCGGAGTCAAATGGCACGTCGCTCCTGGTGCTGATGTTATTACTCCTCGTGGTTTCGATAATTGGTCGCAGTTACCGTGGTTCGCACACCGCCTCAGGTTCTCCTGGTCCGAACTCAAACGGGGAGAGCTCGACGGAACCTTTCAAGACGTCGACGCCGTCAAGCACACCGGAAAGAAGCGAGACGACGAACGACATAAAGTGACGAACGAGTCTGAGCGAATCATCGAGGAGACGCAGGACATCTACGACCTGTTCGAAGTGCACGGCCTGTTCGAGATCCCACCGGGTACAGCGCCCACTGCAACGGACGCGACAGCACCCGCCGAAGGCAGCGATGACAAAGAGCAGCCGCCGCTGTTTCAGGAACTGATCCTCCTGTACAGTCACACCGCCCGTAAGTTGATCCGGAAGATTTACAACCCCTTCTTTGGGCGGGCCCGGCACTTCGTCAAGATTCCCTACCTGGTCCAGAGCCATCAGATGTACTCCCTTGGCGTTGCTGAGATGTCCCTTCCCTTCCAGAAGGAAGCGTCCACCGCCCACAATCAGGTGATCGATGCTGCGACCGCCGCCAACGCTGGCATTATTGTCACTACTCCGGACACGAACATTGGCCGCAACGAGGAAATCTACCCCGGTAAGCACGTCAAAGTTGAGAATCCTGGGAAGGACTTTGCCATCTACCACCTCTCCGAGCCAAGCGGTAACCTGGCTAACGTCGAAGAGCGAGCCGCCTTCCTCATGGAGAAGCGTACTGGGGTTAGCGTGTACAACCTCGGTATGGAGTCGGCGACGGTAGGGTCCAGAGCAACGGCCACCGGTACCACAGCGCTGATCACCGAAGGTAACATCCGTTTCTGGGTGTCCATCGATGACATGCGTAAAGCGATCGAAGAGCTCCTGTACCTGACGGTGCAACAGGAACAGCAGTTCCGGCCCCAAGGCTATGAATGGGCTCCAGGTCGATATATCCAGTTCCCTCCTGGTGACCCCCGGGTGACGCTCGGCCTGTCCTTGAAGCTCTCGTCCGAGTCCGTGAACCGGGACCTCGAGATTCAGCAGCTGCAGGTCCTGATCCAGGTCCTCAACGATTACTACGGCCGCGTGAACCAGGCCGCTGCGATCCTATTTAACCCGATGTTCCCGCCGCAGCAGAAGATGGTCATCGTACAGATCATGAATGCCGCCGGGATCATCATCAAAAAGTTCGTCGAGCGATTCGATATCGAGAACCTGGACGAAGTCGTGCCCACGATCATGACCGCGATGCAGAATATCGGGAATGCGATGGGCATGATGGGCGGAGGCGGTATGCAGCCCGGTATGGGCGGAGGCCCGCAGGGCATGATGGGAGGACCAGGTGGACAACCAGGAATGGGCGGCCCTCCCGGAATCGGCGCAGGTGGCGCTGGAGCGGTTCCTGGAGGCGGAACTCCTCAACAGTCAGGTGCGGTTGGTCCGGGAGGAGAGTCCGGAAGCGATGCTTCGTCGGCAGGGCGAAGCACAGTTCCTGTCACGTAAACTGGGCGAAGTGAGAGACTTCGCCGCAAAGGCAAAGGAGCCAGAGAATGGCAGGCGAAACGCCAGTTATTGACCCACGGACCGGCTTGTACACAACCGGCCGCTTCGCGGGCTTCAGTGCGGAGGATGTAGCAAACTATGCGGAAACACTTGAGACGGCGAGCCGAGGCGGAAAGCCTCCTGCAGAGAGGCCACCTGCTCAGCAAGCTACTCCTCCTGCTCAAGCTCCACCGCCACAGAATACTCCCGAGGCCCGCCTGGCCGCGGCGAACAACGCACGGATGGACCCTCTGAACACGGGCGTCGTCCTGCGGATGATCCAGGACGACATGGACGCGTTCAAAGCGACCGTGACGGACTACGACAAGTACGCGGAGAAGATCGAAGAGATCAAACGGAACATTCCTCCGCACCAGTTGACGCAGAAGGGCCTGCACAGGCAGATCTACATCAACGTCAAGTCCAGCGACCCGGAGTTCGCGGCGCGTCTGATGGAACCCGGAGCTCCGGCAGCGGAAGGGGAAGTACCGCCTGAGACGCCGCCCGCTGCTAAGACGGTTCCAGTAGCTGCTCATACGCGCACCGCGCCACAGGCGAAGCCTGTGCCACCCGCGCTGCCGCCGACACCGGGATCCAGGACCTCTGCTCCTCCTCCCGCGGCCGCAACGACGAAGCTCAAACCGAACGAGAAGATCATCAAGTTCTGCCGCGCCACCGGGCAGGACGTTACGCAGTACCTTTCCCGTCTCGAACAGATGGGACAAACACAGGCGGACATCGACGCTCCGTCGACGGCAACACAGAGCGCGCCAAGGAGCGTTTATGACCGGTCGCTTGCCAAACGGTAGGATCGATCGCCTGTTCGTGTCGGACATGGACCCCGAGTACTACTATCGGTGGGCCAACACGAAGGACATCAACGTGATGTCCATGCAGCTGGACGGGTTCGAACCCGTCATAGGGGAGGATCCGAAGATGTCCCTCACCCCCCTCCCCGTCGCAGGGCAGAGTACGGAAAACCCTGTGTCTGCCGGATCCCGCATGCGCGGTGATCTTGTCCTCATGCGAATTCGAAAGGAAGCGTACGAGGAGACAGTCGGCGAAGAACTGAGAGCGGCGAGAGACCGCCAGAACGTGTCTCTGGACACTATGGTCCAGCAGGCAAACGAAAACGCCCGAAACGCAGCGAAGCAGGCGGGATTGAAAAACGTCCCCAAGCAGCTCGTCTTCCGGGAGGAGTAGGAGCAATTCATGGCAACGCAGAGCAAGTTCCCGATGCGCGCCGTGAAGACTGTCAACGCGGTGCCGATTCCGCGCTACTCCTGGGGTGAGAAGGCTCTCAACACGCATGTTCGCGGGGCGCTGCTGTTTCTCGACACCAGCGGTCGTCTCACGGAATGCGGCGCTGACCCCGCTCTCATCGCAGGCGTAGCAACGGCACCCGGGACAAACAACGCTGTGGATTTCGCGGCCTCCGGTCTCGTGGAGATCGCCCATCCCGACGTCGTCTTCCGCGCGTACGCTGACACCAGTGCTTCCGAGGGAACTGGTGTCCTCACGACAGCTGCTATCGGCAAAGCGTACGGTGTCGCCAAAGCGGCCGCAGGCGGACTGTGGTACGTCGACATCGCCGACACGACTGCCGATCGCATGATCATCTGGGGGAGCTGGGATGAGACGGTCCCAACGCCATACGCCCTGACCGACATCCGTCCCCACGTTTACGCGTCGTTCTGCGCAGCTGTTTGCCAGACACGCGTGGGCACGTAAGGAGCATAGAACATGGCAGTCTCTTCAGGTCAGTTCTCCGCGCTCCTTGCACCTGGTCTCTTCGATGTGCTCTTCAACGAGATCGACGCTCAGCCGAACCAGTGGCAGGGCGTGTTCAACACCGATACCTCGGTGAGAGCGTACGAAGAGGAACTCAAGGTCGCGGGGCTCGGAACGATGGTGCCGAAGCCGGAAGGCACGGCAACGGCGTTCGACGATCCACTCATCGGATCGGCACTTCGCTACACGCACGCATCGTACGGCCTCGGGTTCCGTATCACCCGGGAGATGTACGATGATGATCTGTACGACATCATGAGCAACATGGCCGCCGAACTGGGCCGCGCGTGCTCGTACAAGGTCGAGACGGATGCGTGGAGCGTCTTCAACAACGCGTTCAGCGCCTCGTTCGTCGGCCTGGACGGCCTCTCCCTGTGCAACACCGCGCACACCCGGCTCGACGGTGGTGCGACGATGGGCAACAGGCCGTCCACGGACGCCGACTTCTCCTTCACGTCGTATCAGGCGGGGCTGGATCACTACAACCAGATCCTCGACGATCGCGGTCGGCCCATCGTCATGAGCCCGGCTCTGGTCATCCTGGACCCCACGTTCCAGTGGGCCGCGAAGGAGATCCTCCAGTCCGAGTACAAGCCGTACACGGAGAACAACGAGATCAACCCCCTCAAGGGCGAGGTCACCGAGTTCCTCACGTGCCGGTTCTTCACCAGCGCCCGTCAGTGGTTCCTGGTGTGCCCGCCGAAGTCGCAGAAGAAGTCGGGCGGTCACGACGCCAAGTTCTTCTGGCGTGTCCGGCCCGAGACGGCCAACGCGGACGACTTCACGAGCGGCGATGCGCTGTTCAAGATCTACGCCCGATACTCGAAGGGCTTCTCCGAGTGGCGCGGCGTGTACGGGTCCTCTGGCGGATAACATTTGAGTGGCTGGGGGCACGGACAGTCGTGCTCTCTGGGGGGTTTGCCCGATTAACCGGTTCCCAGCCACTTAAACAAAGGAGGACTGAATGGCAGCATCAAAGTCTCGTCGGCCCCTTGCGGGCTTTTCGCGTCAGACCCGGGAATCAAGCGCACTGGTCGGTGGTGTTCCTCTCACTGGCAAAGCCCCCGCGGGGCAAATCTTCCAGGATGGGGACGGCAACGACTGGTACATGTGGTTCGACAACGCGGGCACGATGCGCGTTGCGGACGCAGCCACCGTTGAGGCCGCGGGCTTCAGCGCGTGGAATACCGGGGGCGGAGTTGCTTCAGCTCGATCGGTCGGCATTCCGCTCACCGGTACCATGGTTGACCAGCACGTCTTTGTCGCGGACAGGGCGTACAAGGTAACCGCGGTCAACGAGATCCACTCCGTTGTTGGCGGCGCCGGTGCTAACGTCCGTCCTCGTAAGATCACGGACACCTCAGCTCCCGGTGCTGTTGCAGGTGCGACGGTTAAGGAACTCACGACCGCGGTGTTCGACCTCACTGCGGTGATCAACACCACACAGACCGGGGTGCTGTCGGCAACCGCTGCCGACCTGCTCCTCGCTACGGGCGACAAGATCGCTCTGGATTTCAGCGGGACCATCACTGGTCTGGTTGGAATGCTGACGATCACACTCGCCCCCGTCGGGTAAAGGGACTAAGGTGGACCGAGGGACCTGGGAGCGAAACGCCGACAGGTCTCCCACCAAGGTAACGTTGGGATGGGGAAACGGGGAGTGCGTTAACCGCTCCCCAACCACGTTTAGAAGGATTACAACATGTCAGTAACACGAGGCAGCAACACAATCGTCATGACCGCCAACGGTGACTTGTTCGCCGGGCGGCTGCACATTCTCTCGATCCACTTCTCCGGAACTGGATTGACGGTAGGCCAGCTCGTTGAGATCAAGGACATCAACGACGGCATCATGGCCGAGCACTACATCATGGCCACGTCGGAGGATGCGGACATCCTCACCGGCGCCGAGAAGTTCCTTTCGAACGGGGTCAAGCTCGTCACTGCGGCGACGGGTACGCTCAAAGTGGTCGTTCAGCTGAGGTAGGAACGAACATGGCACTCATCAGGCTTGACAGTTTCGGACACTACACCGACGCAGACATCACCGCGGGCAAGTGGACATCGAGGGCCGCGGGTACTGCCGGTGCCATCTGCTTCCTGATCACACCAGCGTACGGGCCAAGGGGTGGACAGGCACTGAAGCTTACTGTGACCAACCCCGCTGCCTTCAGTAGTGGGATCCTCAGCCTCGTTCCAGCGTTTCCCACCCCTTCCGGTGCTACCTTCAACTGGGGTGTGAACTTCAGGTCCGTGTCTGCGTTCTCCGCTCCCAACAGTGCAGGGACGAACCCGGACGGAGTCGGTGGCGGTGCGGGTGGGACCTCAACGCTCATCTGTCTGCGGCAGAACAGCAACAACCAGTGCTGGTTAAAGTTGGAGCCGACCGGGAAGATCTCCTTCTGGGTCGGCTCGACGCAGATCGGGCAGACAGCGCAGCCTCTGCTCCAGAACGTGTGGCAGTACATCGAGTGGCAGGTTGTCCTGAGTGGGACTGCCACCGGGTCGGTTACGATCAAGATCGACGGCGGTCCTGCACTAGCGATGACGAACCTCATCACCCGTACGGGCTCCGTGAACGCCTGGGACGAGATTCGCTTCGGGCAGTTCACTTCCGGTGGCGCACTGGGTGTCGAGTGGTCCATGGCAGACATGTACCTCAGCGATGGTACCGGCGCCGACGGATGGACTGGGTTGAAGGGTCCCCAGCGGGTCGATGCGACGTATCCCAACGCACCTGGTTCGAACTCCGGTTGGACCCGTTCCACAGGTGCGGATCAGTCGGCCACTGTGGACGAGGTCCTTGCAAACGGTGACACGGACTACAACTCCACGAACGTGCTGAACGCGAAGGACTCACTGAACTTCCCGTCCTTCCCCGTGTCCGGTGCGGTTGTGAACGGCATCCAGCACGTCCTACAGGCGAAGAAGACGGACGCTGGTCCCGTGGGCATCAAGGCACTGGCCAGGATCGGTGGTGTCGACTACCTCACGGCGCAGGAACTGTTCATCCCGACGACGTACGGGTTCATGTGCTACCCACAGGGGCTGAGCCCGGCGACGGGCATTCCGTGGACTACCGCGGAGTACGACGCCGCTGAATTCGGACAACAGAAGACGACGTAAATGGCTGATGTAAAAATCTCCGCCCTGACGGCTGCGGGTTCTGCTCTCTCGACGGACGAGGTACCCGTCAATCAGGGTGGAACCACGAAGAAGGTCACCCTGGCCCAGGTATCCGCTGCGATCGGGTCCCTGGGTGCTGGAAAGGTCGTCCAGGAGGTATACTTCGAGACCGGTGCGTATGCCGCGGGGTCTACGATCATTCCACTGGACGATACGATCCCTCAGAACACTGAGGGCGACCAGTACATGACAGTATCGATCACCCCGACCAGTGCGACGAATCGGCTCAAGATCGACGTAGTCTTCAACTCGATGGGTACGGCAGCAGCGATCCTGACCCTGTGCGTTTTCCAGGACGCGATCGCCAATGCAATCGCCACCACGTTCACCTACAATAGTGATGCGACGGTCGGTCAGCAGATAGTGCTCACGAAGAGGATGCTCGCAGGTACGACCAGCGCCATTACATTCAAAGTTCGAGCGGGGTATCACGTCGGTGGGACGGTTTACTTCAACGGTCAAGCTGCCGCTCGAAAGTACGGCGGCACGCTGGTGTCCTGCATCTCGGTTCAAGAGATCATCCCGTAAATGGCCGACCGGATTCTTGCGGAAACTGGCGACAAGATCCTACAGGAGGATGGAACTAGCTTCATCCGTACTGAGGTTGGGTTCTTCGTCATCGTCAGTACGGGGGCCCGGTCCACCGACTCACTTTCAGCTACGACTCCTGCCGTTGATACCACCGGGGCAAATCTTCTCGTTGCGTTCCTCTCGAACGACGCTGCTACGATCCCAGCGGTCACGGATAGTAAAGGGAACGTCTGGGAACGGGTTACGACACTTGCGATAGCAGGTGGTGCACGGTGTACTGCCTTCGTTTCACGACCAACTAGTGTCGGTGCGAGTCACACGTTCACCTCACCTAGCATCGGCTCTGCACGATACCCGTCCATTGCCGTTCTGGCGATGCAATGGACGAATGGGATCTCCTACAACGGTCCTCCTCAATTCGTGGTCACGGGAGCGAATTCCTCTGTTATACAATTCATAGGCGTTACTCCAGATCGACCTGACTCACTTGTTGTCTTTGGTGGCTCCGCGGAGAACAACTGGGTCCCGTCGGGGGTGAGTTCGCCATTTACGGTCGATCAGGGAATCGCGGGTCTGGGAGCGATTGCCTACGGTACCTTCCTCGGGCATGTTATCCAGACGGCACCGATCGGGGCAGAACCACTCGTCACGATGACGGGTACGGGAAACATCAACGGTATTGAGTTCGCCCTGTTGGACGCCCTTGGAGAGATGCGCGTCTCTCAGGACGTGGTTGAGACTGCCTGGCCTGGAGATACGGCGGGGCGGGTATCGCAGGATGTGGTTGAGGTTGCCCACGACGGTGCAACTGTCGGTCGCTTGTCGCAGGACGTGATCGAGACCGCACTGTGGACCCTGGGTGCGAGGGTCTCCCAGGACTGTATCGAGGTTGCATATACGATCCTAGATAAGGTTCCCCCGAAGGGTAACAACGGTCATCACGGTACACCCCAGGGCAAGAAAGCATTCAACACCTCCAACTGGATCCCCTGGTGTGAGGTTAACTTCTTCGGAGGCAACTAATGCCGTCGTATGTAACACCTAAGAAGAACGCGGCGTTCATCCTATACGCTGCTCTCACAGCTCAGAGCGACGTGAAGACGTTGCAATCTGCACCGACCATCGTTGCAGGAGATGTGAAGGTGTCCGTTGACGGGGGCGCGTTTGCCAATCTAACCACTCTACCAACCGTGGTGCCCGGAGCCAGTGTCGCCGTGAAGGTTACACTCTCCGCGGCCGAAATGAACGGGGACAACATAATGGTCACGTTCATTGACCAGGCCGGGGCACAGTGGTGTGATTTGGCCATATCGATCCAGACGTCCGTGAAGCAGATGGACGACCTGGGCACCGAGGTCAAGCAGGACACGATCCTGGGTGCGGTCAACTCCGTCATTACACTGCTCGGCAGCGGTCTCTCGCTCTCCACGGCGGAGAAGATTGCCATCGCAGATCAGGTCCTCACGAGGGATTGGACCTCGATCAACCCCGAAACGGTAGCGGACCGTTGTGCACTGCAGGCCCTTCGGTTCCTCCGTAACGCTTGGGCCATTGCAGACGGTACGTTGACCGTCTCCGGAGACGACGACACTGGCGTTGCTTGGGGCAAGCCCGTTACGTTCGAAGCCCGCAACCCGGTGAACTCCATGGGCAACGACATTGGGTAGCCTGTACCTCCTCTTCGACGGCTTTCCTCCCGTTGCCTCGGAGGCGGAGGAGATCATTGAGGAATGGTCGAAGAAGCGCCGTCGCAAGCTGCGGAAGTTCATCTGCGGGTCCTGTGGCTTTCAGTTCTGGCAGGACCAGGTCGTTGTGCAGAATGGCCTGATCCGGTGTCAGGGTCCGAACACGAACAACTGTGTTGATCAGCCTGGGTATCGGCCCGCACGGCGTTCGCTCATGCTCCCGATTGAGAAGCCCGATCCACCGCTTCCGATCATCGATGAGGATCTCTAATGGCAAGGCGAATCGTATCGGACTTTGACGCTGAGATCCTCCAGAGGCTGGGAAACCGGACGGATCTCACTCCGACACAAAGGGGCTTCTTTCTCCGTGACTCCTATATGGCGGTCTCTAAGAGCTTCGATCATGTCCAGCTGCAAGGCGACGCGGCGGACACGATCGTTAACGGAAGCGATAGCCTGTCTCTTGCGGCAATCACGGACCTCTGGTGGCCGGTTCAAATACGAGATACGATTTCGGACAGGATCATCCTCCCTGCGGACAAGGACGAGATCGACAACATGCAGAAGTATCCGAGTCCCCCGACTCGGTACTACTGGTGGAACGAGAAGTTCATTTTCGACACCCGAGCCGACAAAGTCCGGCCGGTCACGATCAAGTACAAGAAGCGGCCGGTGATGTTCACAGCGTCACCGGTCCTGGACGAGATATACGACCAACTCCTGATCCTGAAGGCGGCGCAGATCGGGTTTGAGACGGCACGCGACCTCGAGCAGGCTGGCGGGGTGATGGGTCTCTACCGGGCGTACATCTCTGAGTACGGCTTGGTCCCCGCAGCCGAGGAGAAACTGAACGATTACCGGACCGGGTTCCGAGTGAGGTACAGGTAATGGGACTGCTACAACTCGTGATCATTCTG